ACTTATCATCTCAAAAATTCGGTGATGTCCAAATTGTATAGCATGGGATTGATCTTGTGTACTCCTATCAGGAACAGACAGAAACTGGCCACACTCGATCCCCTGCCGACTCCCCACACCATGTTTTTTGCCCTAAGGGTGTCTATGAAATAGATCAGAAACTGTAGTACACGTATAAATTCCTTCTTCTCGAATAGATCATACTCCATCTGTACCCTCATCTTTTCTTCATCATTCTGGCATTTGTCCAGCAACCACTGTAGAACATTTATTTGGTAGTACTTGTCAGGCATGTGCCAGTTGTCGCAGTTCTGTTTGTCAAATTCTACTGGAGTTGGTCTCTTGGGTGCAGTGTTGATCACCGGAAGGTCTATACCTAGCTCTTTCAAACTTTCTGAATACTTGTCTATGTCGTCAAAGTAAAGTTTTGATATGTCAAAATCTGGATTGCTGTAAAGTAGATCGATCACATCCTCTTCCGAGAATATTACATCACCGTGATCATTTATCTTTGTCTTTGCCGCCATCTAAAACCTTTGGTTGGAACTCGAATATTTTAGCATGGTACTCGTGCTTCTTGTCAACAGGAATCTCTTGGTTATTCCAACTGAAGTGTCCTGTGTATATTCCTTTGTCAAGTTCTTGGTCATATGTTGCCGTGTCCACCCTCAGCCACCATGGATCAAATTTGCTGAACTTCGCTGAGAACCAATCGGGTCTATCTAACAGTATAAGCTCTTTGCTGTCTTTGTCAACCGTGTAGGTAATACCATCTCCCTGCCATGAACTTAACTCGATGTGATTGATCACGATCTTGCTGTCCAAGATGCTGTTGGCCTTGCAGAAACACACAGCCGCCATGATTTGGTCATAGGGCGGTTTTGGTAATTCAATGAATCTGTTTGTCGTGCTCTTTTTCAATGTGTGGTACAGTGGTTCGTCTCTCCAAGTCGTTATAGTGTTTGCGAACACCTGTTCAAAGAGATTCTTCAGTCTCTCGAAGTAATCGGTCTGTTCCTTGAGGCTGGCAGTGTGTGGTGTAAGTGATACGTTTAGATTGTACTCGTTGGCGAACAGTTCACCGTCAACTATGATTATGCTTTTGAATTTTGTCTTCCAGGAAAATGTGTTTGACATCAAAACTATTTACTAGTCGATGTTGACCAGGTCACCTAGGTCTGGTTCGTTCCTCAATTTCTTGTTGTTCTTGTGCCATTCCTCGATACGTCTCTGTCTGATGGCATCCTGGTAGGTCCTCAAGGCCTGCTGGAGATTGAAAAGCAGTTCAGGATTCCTTCCCCGTCTTGCAATGGCGACCTTCCTGTTCAACTCTTTGATTCTTTTAGAGATGTCCTCCTCGGACATGTTGCCTATCTCTTCTTGTAATGGATGGAAGTACATTTGCCTCCTTGGTTATTATGCGTACTGTTTGCCCAGTTGGTGCATCAATATAGTTGTACCACCGTCTGGCGACATAAATTCAAACAAAGCTCTACCTATTCCTATTGTTATCTGGTCTGAAGTACCATCACTGCCCGTTACGTTGTCTGCTTTGATCACCGCACTTGGGAAAGTTAATATACCTGTCGATGTTGGGGCGACTGTAATGTCTAAAATAATCCTACCCAATGCTCCTGTTGGGAAGTTAGAAAATGCAAACGTTGTATCGGCTGTAATAGTCAATGTTTGGTAATGACCGTTTCCGTGATTAAGTGTTACAGATCCACTAGAAACTGATCCGTGTGCATATGTTGTTTCAGAATTATTTTTTAATTTTGCTCTCGTAACTTCGTTATTAGAAAAATCACTGGATGCATTTAGACTCGCTTTGTTGCTCTGTAATGCCGTAATTTCTGTAGCGGCCGTGGTAAAATTTGTTTTGATTTCACTGAAGTTATCCCTCATGCCTTGTGAACTATTATCTTGTCCTGCTTTAGGGTATGTTGCGTCTATGTTTCCTGGTACTATGTTACTAGCCATTACTGTATTCCTTTGTCTCTAAATTTAAGGTATTTATCGTTGGCCCTCTCCACCTTGATTATTGTGCCTGCTTGTGGAATCTCTTTGGTAAAAGTGATTGTTGTCTTCATTGTGGTTGTGTTGTGAGAAAGAGTGATGCCTAACTCATGATCTGCGGACCTAATAGTCCCATCTGCTGTGAGATATGTTGGCTTGATGTTGTTGTCTGCTGTGACACCTTGTCCAACAAAAACCGTGTTTGTTCCCTCTTTTATCAGTATGTCTTCTTCATGTATGATTTCATCCACCACGAAACTTGATGTGTTCCCGTCAGCCGTGAATGTTTCTGTGGCAACTTTTGATTTGTTGACAACATACCTATCTATGGTAAATGCAATATTCTTGAAATTCAGTTGCTTGTCCTCTATCCTTTTTTTGATCAAGGCCGATGTCCCTGGCTTACAGTAACAGATAGGCACAGCCGTCACGTATCCCAACGGTGCTAGGCCTCCTGCCTGTGTGGTCTTCATCCATAGTGGTAGGTAGTCCCACTCCTTGTGTCCCAGGCTCTTCATCCTTGATCTCATGTTGACCACCGCGTTTGGATACACAGTTTCGATGAATCCAAGGTCAGCACTCAACTGATTGGCATATCTCACTTTTGATCCACTGGTACTAAATGAGAGACCACCATCCGTGGTTATTTCATAATCCACATAATCTGCCGTGGCATTCATGCTGGACGCCCTAGGCCCCAACAATGGTTTGACTATTTGATTTCTCAATTTTATAGATGATGACACTGCTGATCCTGTTTTGTTCACGAGATTATCTTTTATCTCGATGTACACCACTTCATATTTTGTTGTCGTTCCTTCTTTGGCTATGGCAGTCTTTATATCGCCAAAGTAGAGAGTCTTGGGTGCATGATTCTGCTCCATTTGTTGCTGGAACGCAGTCAATGTTTGTGCTTCCAGTCCCGCCATCATTAGCATGTCCGGCTTCACCTTCATACCAAAATTGCTGTCTTCTGGCCTGAATATATAATCTGGAGAATTTATCGATATGTCTTGTGATATGTTATAGAATATGTTTTGATCTATGAATGATGTGGCGTGACCAGACATGTTTCCATATTCCACTTGGGTGTATGGAATGTCGATGTTCAAAGTAAATTCTTTTGATGTGGCCGCCGATTGGTACTGATCACTCACTGTGACTGTGAATGTGTATGTCCTAGTTGAGTCAGTGAAATCACTTGGATCTATGGCACCTAAGAAATTTCCTTGCTCGGAGAGTGCAATTCCAGTGGGCAATGATCCGGATGTCACAGAATAAGTCAAAACCCTATTGGTGTCTTCTGCAACTGCTTCAACCGAAAGTAGGCTTGGAATATCTGCTGTTAAGGTTCCTATTACTGTTGGAGTTGTAAATGCTATTCCAATGTCCAATTCTCCTATCACTTTCATGGTGAAGGCCTGGTCTGTAAAAACGTTCACACCTGTTGTGATAACCCTGTTTGCTCTCACGGTGAAGTTGTAGTCTACTTCCACAGCCGACTGTCTGGCCAACTGTCCGTACAGTTCTCCTGAGTTGACGTCTATTGACACTCCTGCGGGCAATGAACCAGACTGTATTGAATATTCTAAATCACCTTGCAACGGATCAAAATCTTCCACATCGATTTTAATAACCAATGCATTGTCGTGTCTGAAAGTTCCTAGGTCAGACCCTGTCCTGAACACCGGTCTCCTGTTGGCACTGAGATCCATGGTCAGTGGTGAGTTTTGTATTTCTGTTGCGTCGATAGTGATCGCAGAGTTTGATACTCTCCAGAAGTCCGCGGAATAAACAAATATGTTGTTGTTCTGTTCAACGAAACTTGTCCCGTCCGATACCCTTACTATGAAATCAAAATTCTTGCTGATACTTTTTGATGTGACTGTCCTATCATACGTGCCGTCCCATTGATCCTCTGGAGCACCATCATCATATCCACCACGCTCTCCGTATCTTTGGTCATCTGTGAGTTGCACGATGCCTGATATCAATCCTGTCTTGCTCATTGTCACTCCTGGTGGCAATGATCCCTGCACAATCTCGTATACCAATGACTGTCCTGCCCTGGTGTCTGTGTCCGTAGCCTGCATTTGAAGTGACACACTGGAACCGTCTATGACCCAATACAGTCCAACACTGGTGCTGTCGTCCAGTTGCAGTTGTCCAGATGCTGTTGTGAACGTAGGTGTGTCCGCACCTTGCACATCCAAACTGAAAGTCCTATCTGTGATAGCGGTACCGGCCGTGGCTCGCACGACGAAGGTGTAAAGAGTTCTTTTGGCAACCTCAGCCGGAGTACCTGTCAAGAGCCCGTCTGTGGTGACCTGCATTCCTGCGGGTAGGCTCCCTGCTATCATGGAGTAAGTGATGGCCGTTGAATCGCTGGTGTTGGCCTCCAATTGGAGACTGTACGCGACTTGCTCGTCTATTGTTGCAATTTTACCTGCAGTGGTAGACCACACTGGTGTTGCCATTAATCTTACTCCTTACACGGGTATTTATTGGCGATTACTGGCTATCTTTCTGTGTACGAATCCAGTGTTCCAGGTGCTGTTGGAGGTTCTCACGCTCTGTTTTATCCTGTTCACGTCTTATGGCCTCCTCCAAGCGTTTGATCTCGGAATGTGCAGACTTGTGCCTGCCACGGCCGTTTGTGTGCTTTCTCATTTACTCTTTCTTAAAGACTATGGTTTTTATATTACTACGCTTGATCGTAGAATGGTATTACTCTTAGTGTTCCGCCAATCTTGATCTTGATGTAACCTGTTGGTGTAGCCGGCAGTGCATCGCCGCCTCCTGCCGATCCCACAGTTGTCTGCGTGTCAGTCCTGATGTCCAAGTAACCTGTTCCGTCTGTGTCTAACTGCAAGTCAGCGTTTGACACGTGTGTGGTGATCTTGTTGTCTGTGATTGACACTTGATCGACAACTACAGAACCTGTACCATTGGCTTCCAGCACAATGTCCTGACCTGTTGCTTCTGCTGATATCTTGGCATTCGCTCCTATGAAAAGTGTGTTGGCAACTGCAATTTTCTCTGCTGAAAGTTCATTAGGCACAGCAACAAAGTTTCCGTTCAGTGTAACTGTTCCATTTCCGTCTGGGGTTATGGTCACACCGCCATTTGTGTTGGTGGCAGTGATTGTGTTACCATTTATATTTAGATTGTCGATGTTCACTTCACCGGTCGTGGTCTGTGTTCCTGTGTGTGTAATGTTGCTGTTGATCACAACCGCACCAGTTCCTGATGGATCGATGTTTACATCGCCATTTGTGTCAGTGGTGATTTTTCCTGATGCATCTATGTTCAGGTCCCCTATGTTGAAAGTTCCTGTGGTCAACGAACCAGAAATCGTGGTATCACCTGTCGTGATGATGTTGGCTGTACTAAGTGTGCCCACCACTGTTGTGTTTGGTATGATTCTAACCTGTCCTGTTCCCGATGCGTCCAGTTCTAGGTTCGCATTCGAGGCGTTGGTTGTAATGGTGTTGTCAGCCATTGAAATACTATCAACGGTCACCGTTCCTGTCATTGTGGCCGCGTTGATTGTAGGTGCTGTTAGAACTTTATTTGTTAAAGTTTGAGATCCTGTGAGTGTGGCAACCGTCCCGTCAATCGCCGTTGTGACTGTGTTGCCTGTCGCACTTGTGGTTATACCAGTGCCACCAGAGAACTGCATCACCTCTGAATCGAGATCAATTGAATTGGTAGTCGAGTCGTCTGCCGTGAAATCTAGATCCGCGGCCGTGACCTGTGCATCAACGTATGCCTTGATCGATTGTTGTGTGGCCAAAGCAGTTGCTGAATCTGATCCCATGGCATCTTCATCTAGTATACCAGTGACCGTTGCACCCGACGCCAATGCCAGTGACGTGCTTAAAGTTGTGGCACCTGTTATTGTTGCCGCACCCGCCACGTTCAGTGTTCCAGTGGTCTGTATGTTCTCAGCGATTGTTATCTGTGTTGAGTCATCAGAACTCATTGTTGTTCCAACGAACTTCATTGCACCTAATTTGATGCTCCCTGTTCCATTTGGTGTGACAGTGATGTCGCCATTTGTAACACCAGTGGTGATTGCGAATGTATTAACGTCTAGGTTCGCGTCCAGTGTGTTGATGTCGTTGTCAGAACCGTAAAGTTCTACGAAGTTGTCATTTATCTTGTCAAATGCTGTTCTTAACGGATCACCTGTGCCGTCGTTTGCACTCGATCCAATGTTGATGTTCTGTCTAGCCATACTTTATATTAATCCTTTTTGTTATGGGTATTTATTGTAAATTCTATAAACCTAATGTAATTATTATAGGTCTATTAACGTTCTTTGGAATTTGAACACACAACTATCACTGGTGATGTTTGTTGCCAGTAATCTTACATTACCATCATCTATGTCTGCTGTGAACGTGCATAATGGATCTGTGTAAGATCCGGTGTTACCGAAAACGGTAAGGTATGCTTCCGTGGTGCTGTCTCCACTTGGACCGTGTATCAGGTTTGCTTCCACCATCTCAAATCTGCTGTTCGTTGTATCTGATATTGATATGAAGTATTTTGCACTCCTGTAAGTGGCAGAAGCAAATGAGTCAATCTCGGACGTTGCCGATGAGGCCACTGTCGTTGTGTTGTCGTTGATGTCTGAGTGGTTTAAAGTTGCTCCAGCGGTTGCGAACCCTAAGTTTCCACTACCATCCGTTTTAAGGAACTGGTTGGTACTACCGTCCGCAGTTGGAAATTTCAAAGGACCTATTTTGACTGCTCCAGATCCACTGCCAGAAAGTTCTAGGTCGGCATTTGATGCATTTGAGCTGACTGTGTTGTCCGCTATTGTGACACCGTCGATTGTCAAAGATGCTGTGGTGTTCAGTGTTGTGAATGATCCCGCCAAAGGTGTTCCACTTCCTATCACTGTGTTATCTATAGCACCGCCATTGATATCTGCTTTCTCAATTACAACTTGTCCTGTGCCTGCTGGGGCAATAACAAGATCTGAGTTGGATTGCGTTGTGGTGATCACATTGTCGGTCATGTTGATGTTGGAATCAACAGTCAAGTTGTTTACAACCACCGATCCTGTTCCACCCGGAGTCAAATTAATATCTGCATTTGAACTTGAACCTATTGTGTTGTCATTGAATGTAAGATTGTCTATTGTTGTTGTACCTACTAAACTTGTTGTGCTAGTAACTGATAAAGTTGAAAGAGTCGTCAATCCAGATGGCACTGCAAGTGTGGAACTTAAATTTGTTGCTCCTGAAAGTGTTGCCGCACCCGTAACATTGATAGTTCCGTCAACTATCAGTCCGTCATTGATGTTAATAATAGAAGAATCGTCTGAACTCAATGATGTGCCTGCTATCTTAATCGCTCCAAACACAACGGAACCTGTTCCGTTGGGCAACAAGTTAATGTTGTCATTTGATCTTGTGCCTTGTATATTATTGTCGTTGATCTTTATGGCAGGAAATGTTACTGATCCTGTGCCTGCTGGTACGAAAACAATGTCGTCATTTGATCTTGTCGCACTTATCTCGTTGCCTGAGAATGAAAGATTACCTGAGAACAACGGAGAGGCATAAAGTTCATTGAAGTTATCATTGACTTTATCCATTGCGACACGTAAAGTGTCACCTGTTCCATCATTGGCATTTGATCCTATGTTTAACGTCTGTTGTGCCATATTATACCGCTATGGGTCTCCTTACAAATTTTACAACCTGGTTGTTATCGTTATTTACTTGTCCTAGCAGTCTTACGTTACCGCTGTTTATGTCCGCCGATAGGTCTAGTGTGTCGTACACAGAAGAACCGTCACTATTACCATTATCTACACCTGCAAAAACACTTACAAATGCACTAGATCCGTTGTGTGTCACGTTTGCGTCAATCAGTCGGTATCTGTCATCTGTTGCATCACTTATTTGTATGTGGTATTTGGCGCTCCTGTATGTTGCTATTGAAAATGAGTCAATTACTTGCACTGCGGAATCGTTTCCTAGCACTGTTGCAGTACCATCAACTATGTTTGTGTGCTCAAACAATACGGGAGAAGTGAAATATGATATTACCCCTGATCCATTTGTTTGTAACAATTGACTACTGGCACCGTCTGATGATGGCAGTTTGATGCCGTTGATTGAAACTTTACCTGTACCGCTTGCCGCAAACTCCAAGTCGTCGTCTGACCTGTTTGCCTTGATTGTGTTATCAGTTATAGTGACACCGTCCGCCACAATTGATGTGCCCGTGAATGCCAGAGTAGTGAAAGTTCCTGCCGCTGGTGTTGTGCCACCAATAACAACATTGTCCACAGTTCCTGCGTTCAAATCAATTTTTGATACCTGTACCGAACCTGTGCCGTTCGCTGAAAGAACAAAGTCATCGTTTGATCTTGTTACTTTGATCACGTTGTCGGTTAAATTTATACTTGAATCTATTGTGAGGTTTGAAACATTTACAACACCTGTGCCACCCGGAGTTAGGTTTAGATCCGCGTTTGAACTAGTGCTGATGATGTTGTCATTGAAAAGTAAATTGTCGATCGTGGTTGTGCCCACGAATGAGGATGCACCAGATACTGTCAGTGTTGAAAGGGTGGTTGTACTCGCGACATCTAGTGTAGAATTTACAGTTACTGGAGATGAGAAAGTGGGAGTGTCGGCGTTCAATGAACCATCCACTACCAAGTTTTCATTTATGTTCACGATAGTAGAATCCGTGCCAATTATCGAAGTACCAGAAAATCCTATTCCGCCTACGACCAAAGAACCAGAACCACTCGGGACGAATTTAAGGTCCTCGTTTGCACCCGTTGATTTGATGTTGTTGTCTTCTATGGTTATCCCGGGGAACACAACATTTCCTGTGCCCGATGGTTTGATCACTATGTCGGCGTTGGATGCCGTTGTGCTGATGTTGTTCTGGATTACATCTATGTCTGACGCAACAGAAGGACGCAGGTAAAGTTCGTCAAAGTTGTTGTTGATCTTGATGCCCGCACCTCGTATGGTATCGCCCGTGCCGTCGTCCGCGATCGCTCCTATGTTTATCACTTCCTGTGCCATAATTTACTGGTATTTATGGTTACGGAGAGACGTTCTTG